AAGAATACATCAAGTGCATCATTATCTTTAGGAGCATTAAATCCTGTACCGCGTATAATATTTGCAATACCGCCAATAAAACTATTTGATATTACTTGTGCGTCTGTAGTTAGTAAAGGTGCTATCTGTGTTGCTAGATAATCAAGTGCCGCGGCAGTTTCAGTTACCTGGTTTGCTGGCAGTTGTCCTTGATACATTAGTGCATTGTTTAGTGTTTCTAATTTGCCGCCATCTCTTAAGTCTATTGAAAGAGCATCAACAATGTAGCCAACGTCACGTCTACACTTATCTACATCATATGTTAAACTAGGATATGTACTTGTTATAAAAGTAATTACAGCATCTTGAAGTGTTGCTTTACTAGAAAACAATACATTGTAATCATTAACATAAGCACCTGGATTGTTAACAAAGGTATATATTAGGTTAGCACGATCTGTTAAGTAGTGAGCACCAAACGGACGCTCTCCAACAACAGCAGGATCAAGTTCTAGTTTGTCAGCGTTACGTTTAAATTTTATTTCTGAATACGGACTTGCACTTGCACCTGGTTTTGGTCGAATAATGCTTCTTCTAAATTCATCACCTTTGATGGAAACATTGTTTGGAACTTTAATCGGAAAGTGTTCGTAGTAAATACCTGTTTCAAGCCTAATGGTTATTTCTGGTGATTCACTGTTTCCTGCTTCAAATGTTTGATATGGTAAACTAGGAATAGCATTACCAAATTTAATTTGTTCGCCTTGTAAAAATTCACCGTTCTCTACATCAATAATAAGTGTATCAGATGTACCGCCAACGTTCTTAGTATATTCTTCTATAAGTCCAACAGCACCGCTATTCTGTCCAACAATACGCATGCCGCTTCTTAGTTCAGTTGTGGCATCTAACTCGTATGTCTCTTTAGACATCTGGATATTTTTATATGTTCCGCTATCAGTTACTGACGATATTACTGACCTTACTTGTGCATCTGCTGCATTAGTATATGTAATCCATTTTTGATATGGACCTAGTCCTAAAGAGGCTTTGTCCATAACACGATCAGCTTCTCTACAAGCTGCGTTTAGTGTTCTAAATGCTGTACCTGGAGTACGACCTCTTTTTGATCCGTATGTGTTATCATCTTTACCATTTGTCGAAACATACATCACATTTGACGATCCTGTAAAAGGACTTGATGCTACTTGATAAAATGTATTACCGTCGGAATATTCTAGACTTTGTGTTAATGCATTATAACGAAATAATCCTTCAACCGGAGCCGGTCTAGGTTCTTCGCCTCGCATGTATATTTCTGATAAGTTACCAGCACTGTCAACTTTAACTTTATCTCCAAATACTGTAGTACCACCTGCTGTAGAAGCGTCACCTACATGTAACTGTCCGGTAGTGGTGTCATATATTATTTCACCATTAAGGGGAGTAAAAGCGTCTCTGTCCGAAGTAGGCCCACGCCTTACTAGAATACTACCATTTTCAGCTGGCATTGATTAATCTCCAATTAGTGGACTGTCAGGTCCGTATACAACATTAGGATCGTATGATGCTGTACCTGCTAATGGTATAACACCTCCATCAAAGTATGATGTTGGTTGTGCCGCTATTGCGCCACCTTCTATGTCTGATATTTTAACAACAACGTATGAGCTTTGATTAATATCACCGCCATCAATCGGCGGGATATTGAAAAAGTTATTCTCATCAAATGGTGCTCCTCGTCTTATAGCCATAAACATACTATCCTTTTGTATATTTATTACTTTTAGACGAGAGCTGTTTTAAAGTTGTATGCCCGTTGTTTGGGTCATGTATTGATCTGCTAGTTCTTTTGCAGTTTTAGCAACACAGGATACAGATGATGCATTAAGTACAAACTTTCCGTCTGTAGATACGCTAAACATAAATGGCGCAAGACCTAAGCCTTTTTCGCCTGCAACAAGTACCATTGGTTTGGCTATGTTGTATGTAGTTTCATCTTCTTTTTCAAGTCTTGCAACTAGTTCTTCACCTGATGTAAGTTTGAAGGAGACTGTCTCTCCGATTTTGTATGTAGTTTCAATTAACATATTTGTTATCTTCTTTTAATTGCCTTTTTAGTGGCTCGCTTTGCAGCTGGTTTAATTTTCTTAGCGCCTGTAGTTTTACGAGGTTTTCTAAGTGCCATTGGATTTCCTTTCTATAATGTATATCCTGTACCGTTATATCCGGTCTCATCTAAGTAGGTAGAAAATTGATCATATCCACCTACTGCTTTTCCACTAACTTTAATTTGTGGGAAAGTTCTTGCTCCAGGAAACAGATCCATAATTTCTTCTCTATCAAAATCTGTTCCTAGTTGTTTGTATGTAAATTCAAGTTGGCGCCTTTCGCAAAGTTGTTTTGCTTTATCGCAATATGGGCATTGTGGTTTGCCGTATATTTCTATCATAATGAAAATCCTTTAAGACTGTCTGTATCGACGTCTTGTTTAATGCCACCAATAATGTAACTTTCAACTTCTGTTTCTTGAGGTGCAACTTGTAAACCTGAACTTGATAACCAATGTTGTGTCCAAGGTAGCGGGTTAGTATTAACAGGTGCATCAAAGATAGCATTATATCCTAATGCTTTAAGCCTGCGGTTAGCAATATATTCTACATATTGGTTAAGTAGTGTAGCATTAAGACCAATCATAGATCCGTCTTTGAATAAGTATTCTGCCCATGCTTTTTCTTCAGCAACACATTCACGCCACATATCATGCACTTCTTCTTTACACTCTTTAGCAATCTGTGCCATCTCTGGATCGTCTTTGCCTTGAGCCCAAAGTTTAAGTATGTGTGTACTAAGTGCTAAATGCTGTGCTTCGTCTCTAGCAATAAGACTAATAATCTTAGCACTGCCTTCCATTAGTTTTAATTCGCCAAATCCAAAGGTACATGCAAAACTTACATAGAAACGCAATCCTTCTAGAATGTTTACATTCATCATTGCAAGGTACAGTTTCTTTTTAACATCACGCATACTACCTTCTTTACGATGGTTCCAAGCATCAGCTGCTTCTGTAAATGCGTCATAGTTTTTAGTAACGGCTGTTGCACGTTTGATGATTTCTTTATCATCTAAAATTGTATCAAACACTTCTGCCGGGTCAGCATACACGTTCTTCATAATGTGTGTATAACTACGTGAATGGATTGTTTCAAAGAAGTCCCAAGTAACAATACATCCTTCTAGTTCAGGTAGTGATACATGTGGCAAAAATGCTAAACATGGACCACGTCCTTGGACACTATCAAGTAGTGTTTGATATTTCAAATTGGAAGTAAAGATGTGTTTTTGCTCTGGGCGGAAGTTTGCAAAGTCAGCTCTATCTTTTTGCAGACTTACTTCTTCTGGACGCCAAAAGTATCCTAGCATTGTTTGATTCAATTTATCAAACACAGGGAATTTAAATACATCATATCTTTGTGTGTTTTGATCTGCTCCAAAGAACATATCCTGTTTTGTAAAGTCTACTTTTTCTTGATTAAAAACTGTTTTTGCCATCTTTATATTTCCTTATTTCTCTTATATACAATACTATAGTTTTGACCGAATGTCAATAACTAAATTGCACATGCCTCACACTCTTCCCCATCTTCATACTCAATTTCTGATGGCTGTAATTCTACTTCTTTATCATCTTCTATTTCACTTGGATCTGTTTTGTAGTCGTAAGTGTTTTGATAATAACTAGTCTTCCAACCTAACTTGTAAGTTGTTAGTAAGTCTTTTAACATCACACTCATTGGAACTTCATTATTCTCAAAGTGAGTTGGATTGTAACTCCAATTTCCACTAATTGCTTGGTCAAAGAACTTTTGCATTACTGCAACAATATTAATATAACCTTCGTTACTAGGCATATCCCATAGTAAACTATAGTTGTTCTTTAGAGTTTGATACTGTGGAACAATTTGCTTAAGAGGCCCTTTTTTGGACTTCTTAACGGACAAGTAACCTCTAGGTGGCTCAATTCCGTTTGTTGCGTTCGACACAACGGAACTGCTCTCCGAAGGCATTTGTGCGGACAATGTGCTGTGCCTAAGTCCGTGTTCCTTGATGTCAGCCCGTAAGCTATCCCAATCATAATTTAACTTAACCTTTACAATATCGTCAACTTCTTTCTTGTATGTATCAATAGGAAGTATGCCGTCTGAGTATTTAGTACGATTAAAGTATTCACATGCACCACGTTCTTTTGCTAAGTTGTTACTTGCTTTTAACAAGTAGTATTGAAACGCTTCTGTTAGTTCATGTACAGCCTTCCAACTTTCAGGATCTTCATACTTGGTTTTATTCTTAGCAAGAAAATGTGCTAATCCAATATAACCTACTCCTAAACTACGTCTTGCTTTAGTTGACTTTTCTGCAGCTAAAATAGGATACTTTTGGTAATCAATAATTTCTTCTAATGCTCTTACAGCAAGATCACATAGATCTTCTAGATCGCCTAATTCTTTAATAATGCCTACATTAATAGCACTAAGAATACATAGTGCAATTTCACCTTCTGGATCGTCAATATGATTAAGCGGCTTAGTTGGAAGTGTAATCTCTTGACACAAGTTACTCATGTATACTGTGTCTTTAAATGAACTGTGTGTATTACAGTGATCAACATTCATAATGTAAATACGTCCTGTTTCAGCTCGCTCTTTAATCAACGCAGAAAACAACTCCATTGCTGGTACAGATCGTTTCTTAATGCTTGTAGCACGTTCATATTTTTCGTATAGCTCTTGGAACGCTACTGGATCACCAAAGTATGCTTCGTACAATCCCGGAACATCATGCGGCGAGAAAAGAGTTATATCACCGCCGGACAACAACCTTTCATACATAGTTTTGTTTAACTGAATACTATAATCTAGTTTACGTACACGATTGTCCTCAGTGCCTTTATTGTTTTTTAATACAAGGATGTCTTCAATCTCTTGATGCCAAAAAGGAAAATGTGTAGTAGCACTTCCGCCACGTACACCATTTTGTGTACAGCAACGCACTGTTGATTCAAACTTCTTTAAGAAAGGAATGATACCAGTGTGCGCCACTTCGCCGCCACGTATCTTTGCGTTGACTCCGCGTATTCTTCCAGCGTTAATACCAATACCTGCACGTTGAGCAGTATACCTGCCAATAGCCATATCGCTAGAAAAAATGCTGTCAAGAGTATCATCACTATCAACAAGAACGCAACTTGCAAACTGTCTAACAGGCGTCCTGACACCTGCCATGACCGGGGTTGGGATATTGATTTTAAAAAGTGAGGTCGCATCGTAGTATCTCCTTACGTAATGCATACGTGATTGTTTTGGATAGTTAGCAAATAGTGTTGCCGCAATCATCATGTACATAAACTGAGGTGTTTCAAATATCTTGCCGGTGCTTCTATCTTGACACAGATACTTGTCTACAACTTGACGTAGTCCTGCATATGTAAAGTTCTCATCACGCTTGTGACGGATATAACTATCAAGTGTTTCAATTTCTTCAGGAGCATAAAGGTCTAGTATTTCTTTATCGTACACTCCACGTTTAATATTTTTATCAATATTCTGCTGTAACGTAATTGCTGTGTATTCACCAAATACATCTTTGTTTACGCCATAACTTAACAATCTTGCAGCTGCAAATTGATAGTTAGGTGCATCTAATGAGATAAGGTCATTTGCACTACGGACTAAAACTTCTTGTATTTCATGAGTTGCCATGCCATCATAGAACTGTAAATTTGCGTTCATTTC